CCCAATGAGACTCTATACCAGATGTCAGCTACGCCATCAGTATAGTCTTGTGTACAAATATACAGGTAACTGGTGTCATAGCAGATCAGTCCCGCAGTATCCCCTGTGGTGCCCTTGCGGTTTAAAATGGTGCGATTGCTAACTCTACCATATAATTCAGTAAAGTTCAGATTGCATTTGCCAAATGCTGTTCTAATGGTATCGCCGGTGCCGTCGTTGGGTGCATTGCCGACGTCAATTGTTTCCTGAGCCATGAAAAATCCCTGTGTTTTTGATATTTATGCATATCAGACAGGGATGGGTTTTCAGATTGTGATGTAGACCTTGTGTATTTTCACCACGTTTCCAGCAGAAACACCGTAAGCTCTTAGATAGACTGTGGTGCCCACTAGTGTTGCTGTGATGGTGATCAAGTCGTCAGTTCCAGTGTTTACCACAGCATAGGTGTTGTATTTTGCCACGTTTCCGTCATGTGTTAGCAGGATTTCCAGTATCTGATGCTGTATAACACCAGTATTTTCCACGCTGATTGTGTACTTGGCGCCACGATAAAGTAGTGCATCAAATGTGTCTAGAGTGGCCAGGCTGACACCCACATCGGTACCAGCACCAGTAATGATAGTGGGCGATTCGTTGTCGTGAATGATAGCCACATTGGATGTGACCACTGGCACTGTCAGATTGGCAAAGAAGCCTGATGCCCAACGATGTGATGCATCACCCACAGTGTAGGTGTTGTCAATTTTGGGTATGATATTACCAGTTACTGCACCGGTGATTACAATGTTGTCGCTAGATGAGTCACCCAGTTGTATATTGCCGCTGGCAAACACGTTGCCGGTGGCTGTGATATTGCCCGTCACGCTCAGGTCACGCCCAATACTGACGCTGTTGCTGTTGAAAACTGCTATATTGGACTGTCCACCCACACCCACTGTGATAGGACCACCCGAGCTGGTTACAGTAACATTACTGCTACCCGAGTTGATGTTGGCAACACTAGTAATAACGCCAGTTAATAGCGCACCATTACCCAGGAAGTAGTTGGCTGACACATTACCAGTGACTGCCAGTCCGTTAGGACTAAAAGTGGCCACATTGGTATTGGCTGCCACAACACTGATGTTGCCACCGCTGCCATTAATAGCCACAGTGGAGTTGCCAACAGCAATATTACTAGCTGACCCTACTGAAATACCAGTAAGCAATGCACCGTTACCACGGAAATAGGTGGCATACGCATCGCCAGCCACTGTGATATTGCTGGTGACGTGTACATTAGCTAGAATTGGTTCTAGGGTGATGTCAGTACCAGCATCTAGACCGATAATAGTCTGGCGATCCTCACCTAGACTTAGGTTGCCCCAGTCAGTATCGCCCTGACTGTTGATCTGTTGTGTTACCCAGCTCTTGCTGGCAGCGCCCAGAATGTCATTTACTGTGAGAACCACATTACCAGTACGGCCCGCCACTGAATTGACCGGGCTGACCTGTTGTACTGCCAAGTTCACATAGTCAGTGCTGGCATATCCAGTTAGTACTGAGGCATTTACATATCCCAGATCGTTATAGAATGCACTGATATTGCCAGGAATTTCAGGAATCACTGGTACATCAATTAGATCTGAGTATAAACCACTGGTGGCCACTTGTGCCAGTGTGATGTTGCCTACGTTAGTGCCAGTCAGTGCTGTGGTAATAGCCAGGTTTACATAGTTCTTGGTGGCATAACTGCTGAGTGCAGAGTTGGTGATGTAACCCACGTTATTATAGAACGCACCCACGTTGCCTGGAACAGTGGGAATAACTGGGGTATCAATTAGATCTGAATACAAGCCACTGAAAGCAATGGCTGCAAAACCATCACCACCCACGTTGGGGGCAATGTTACCGATTGTGGCAGATAGGTTGGCAATGTTACCGTATAGTTCGGTAAAGTTTAAGTTGGTTTTATTGAATGCGACACGGATGCTGTCGCCATCACCAGAGGATGCGCTAGTACCTAAGTCAATCAGTTGTTGTGACATCAGAAAAATCCATAATATTGTATTTATGGACGTTCTGTTTACACTGGACTATAGTGTATTATACTGGACTATAGGGATTTCTGTAACGATCGTACCCATCATCCTCAGGATATACTGGATAGTCGTTGGGGTTCATGCGGGACTGAAGCTAGCACCACAACCACAAGTGGTCTGGGCATTGGGATTGTTGATGCTAAAGCTACTGCCCATGAGATCTTCTTTGTAATCAATTACTGCACCCTGCAGATACATGCCGCTGGCTGAATCCACCAGTACTTTGACGCCAGACAAGTCCAGTTCGAAGTCGTCTTCGTTCAGTTCTTCGTCAAAAGTGAATCCATATTGCATACCCGAACAACCGCCACCCTGCACAAACACTCGTAGGTTCAGTTTGGGGTTGTTTTCCTCTGCTAGGAGGTCACGAATTTTCACACTTGCGTTTTCAGTAATTGTTATCATAGAAATATTTATCAGTTGCCTAGAGGCGATATACTATTCGGCCACGAGTAAGGTCGTATGGGCTCATTTCAACAACAACACGATCGCTTAGACCGATGTTGATGGTGTGCTTGCGTAATTTACCGCCTAAATATGCTAGTATTACGTTGCCAGTTTCAATTTGAACTCTCCACATTGCGTTGGGCAAAGTTTCAATTACTTTACCCTCAAGGCGCATGCCTTCCTCTTTTGCCACGATATATCAATCTCCTAGATTAAACGAGACACTCTTGATGCTATCAAACCTGAAACTTCTCCAGGCTTGTTTATCCACACACCAGACGCTGAGTGTCTCATCGTTAGCTTTTCGGGTGCGAGTGGATTCGGTTACAGGTGGACGTGGAGGCAACGCATGTGGTTCCAGAGTGCATAGCATGTTACGCACTTCACCATCTGCTTTGACAAACTCCACCGTTGCTGGCCCTATAGCCAGCATACCAGCTAGCCAGGTGCGAAATCGTTTTTGCTCAGCGGGCACTGCGGACTTGTACCAGCCGCTCAGTTGCTCAGGGGCTTGAAGTGGTGACTCCATGATCATTTCCTTGGTTGTTGTCCTCACGGACCAGTGTTAACATGATTTCAAAACGTTCTTTGGCATCCTTGAGACCGGGATGCTTGTCCATCAGTTTCTTGATAGACGCTTCTTCAGCCATTTTCACTCGCGCCCAGTTTAGCACATGTCTAACTTCATCTGACAAGTTTGCATCGATGTTGGTCACTAGGTCGTGCCAGGTGTTACCATCATACACTTGCACCACGCCGCCCTGCACTCGCATCATGCCGTGGCTGGCCCTGCTGGTGTCGTAATAGGGCGTCTGTAAGTAGGCTGTGACTTTTATTTCGCTAGTGTTGTTGTTGTTGACATATCGCATGTTAACCTCGACGCATACGGCTGATTTCCACCGCTTCTTCATCACTGAACACAGGTACAGCATTGCTCTTGTGCATGGTTGCAATACCCTTTACCTTGGTACCAGTATACACTTTGGCTGGTGCCATAGTAGCCACAGCCGCACCAGTGTTCAGGCTGGGAATGTGTCGAGTGCTGCCACGTTGTGTGGGCGAGTTGAGGTTGTAACTGAGCGGCTCGGCTTTCATGGCACGATTGCGCTTCTTGTCTTCAGCCTCTACACCCCATTTGTCTTTGAGGGCTTTCCATTCTTTATCCAATTCACGTGCCTTTCTTGCTTCGTCAGCATTACGGAATTTAAACTTGGCTTTTTTACGTCCACTGGTACTGAGCCAGTGTCCTTCTAGATGCATGGTCATTTTACAGCGTCAGAGTTGGGTTTAAAATCGTCGTCGTTCACAATAAACAGATGATCAGGATACTTCTTGTTCAGATAGTCAGCCACATCATCCTTGGTTTTGGCCTGGTGCAAAAACTTGTTGGTGATTGCGTCCCAAGCCAGTGTAGTGATTATAGCACCTTGTTCGTCTCGCACAAGTTCCAGGTTAATCACTTTGAACGTGCTCTTGCCTCGCTTCTTTAAAGCATCAGACACTTCTTCCACAATCACTCGAGCCACTTCAGGACGAATGCCAGTCAGATCAAATGTCTGAGTCTTGGTTTTCTTTTCTGGCACCTCGATGTCTTTCATCCACTGATAAAACATCATGGCTAGACCCATAAAGAAACCCAGGTTGCTACCCACAGTTGTAAAGTCCATATCAGGTCCAGAGTCCGTGTCGTGCTTTGATTAGACGAATCATCATTTTCTCATCTTCGTCGTCGTATTGTTTTTCAATCTTTCGCAACAGGTTGCTTGACTTGTTGCCCAGCTTTTTAAGCTCGGGCGTTTCTTTGCTACCAAACAATCGTCCGTCATTCAGATCACGCTTGGCATCACAGTAGGCACTCCAGCCACTGACTTCGTAAGGATCAGGACGAGCTGGGCGGGTTATGGTCCACCAGTTGTACAAGCTGATGATTTCCTGAGCCTTGATTGCTTGCGGTGTAAACTTGCCGTAGTAGGGCTCGTCCTTGCAGTAGTCCTCGTCATAACGCAGTTGTGCCTGCCAGTTTAGGTTGTCCATACCAGCTTCTACACAGCGCCAGGTGCGCCAGCGAAACCAGCCCCAAGCCCAGAATGGGGGTTGGTACTTGGCACGAGTTTCTTTATCGTTCCAGGCAATGTGATGCCAGGCTACTTCAATTTCAACAAAGTCCACAAGTTCGTTAAACAGGCAAGGAAGAAACCTATTGCCCACGTCACACCAATCACCAGGACGGATATCGCGAGCATGAGCGGTAAGCTGATGACTGCGAGTAACGTATCGGTTGTTAATATAGTATTTGAGGTCATATAGTTTTCTCACAGGCCAGGTTACAAAGTCTTGTAGATGGCTGAGACCTTCCTCAGCCAGCCAGTAGCGCACAGGATGTGCTTGTTCAGCAGTCTTGTACCAGGCATCCCATTCATCGCTGGTACCCATGGGAATTTTAGGAGTACCGCGAAGCCAGTCCGCGAAGTCACTGTTGGACCAGTAGTTAGAGTGTTGTGCCATTTCAGTCGTCTTTGCTAGGTGCTACACCAATCAGTTGTAGCAGGTTTACGAACAAGTTGATAAAGTCCAGGTATAGGGTCAGTGCGCCAACGATTTCAGCACGTCCGTCATCTTCCACACTCACCTCCTGACGGATCTGTTGTGTGTCATAGGCAGTAAAGCCCAGGAAGACCACGATTGCAATGGCACTGATTACCATTTGCAACACAGTACTGCCGATAAAAATGTTAATAACGCTGGCAATGATAATGGCAATTAGTGCAATAAACAACATGCTACCCATGTCACTCAGATCCTTTTTAGTAAAGTATCCGTAGAGACTCATGACGCCAAACAACACAGCCGCACCCATGAATGCAGTAAAGATCGAACCCAGTGTGTACACCACAAAGATTGTGGCCAGGCTGAGACCCATCAGTGCCGCAAAAGAATACAACACCAGTTGTGATCCAGTTCGCCCGATGCCTGCATTAAGTAGCACGGGCACAAAGAAAATATAAACCAGCGGTGCAAAAATCACGATCCACTTGGTTATGCCAGTAAAAAAGAATTCCATCAGCTGATGGTTGGTGCCCACCTGATAGCTGGTGAACATGCTCACCAGTACAGCCATGAACATGTAGCCATAGACGCGAGCCATGGCCTGATTAATGTCACCCGCATCGCGGTAAACTCGATATTCTTCAGTTGCTGATACGAACATAATTTCTCCTAGTAGAGTTGCACAGTATTTATAATTGTAGCACCGATTGACCACAATGTCAATCGGGTTTTTGCCTTAGAAAATCTGCATACTTTAGTACAAAGAAAGTACGCAGGCCGTCATCCCAGAAATCCAAGTGATAGCGATAGCCACTGCCGTAATCACGGTGCTCACGCACAGTGAAGCCCAGTGTTTCACGACAGCGCCAGCTGATCAGTACTACCATTTTGGGATAGTCCAGCATCAGTTGCGCTCGCAAGGCAGCCCATTGTCCCGGCTTGAGTTTGAAGGTGCGGTTTACTTGATCCATCTGAGAATAAAAATCACAGCATCGGGTTCGTGCTTGAAGTGAAATTCCATATAATCTTCTGTAGGGTGTGTGGTAAAACGGTCGCCAGGCAATCCGAACTGTTCCAGTGCCCAGGCACAAGTGTCATTCCAGTCGCTGATGGTGTCACCATCACGCCAGGGAATTCGTACTATTTTTGTTGAGTTCATCCGTCTTGTGTCCTTGCCACATCACATACATGGTAATTAGACTGGGTTCCCAGATTTCAATCTGTGTGTTGTT